TCAATGCTATTCCTAGTGGGGCGATTGAAGTACCAATATCTTGACGTGACAAAAGATATAGCACTGACCTGGGAGGACTCATCGGAATAAATGATACGTGGATAAGAAGACGGTTTGCAATAAAAGACTGCAACACAGCTATAGCCGGAGTTTATAATGTGGACGATACCACAACCAATAACTTCCCTACAGGAGCATATAAGTTTGGAACGTTACTTGTGGCAAACTCTGGCTTTTTTGGATCTCAGTATTTTGTTCCTGACAATTTTAATGCGGATCCATACATATATATTCGGCCTATTAGTAACAATGGAAATGTTTTCAGGGAATGGGCTAAAATTAAAGTAACAATTATAACATAGATATTCTTCATGGAACGACCTGGGAGGACTAATGAACGGTTTGAAGCTGTTCCCGTTTATGCCCAAAGGTATATTAAGTACAGACGAAGAGGTAAATAGTGCAACTGCAAGCGGAATGTATCATGTATTCGGACGAAACGGAATTAGTGTTGTTTCAAATTATTCCATAATGATAGTTTTTAACGATGGACAAGGATATGTCATTCAAATGACATTCCGTCTAGGTGAGGATGTTGTTGGTTTCCGCCGTAATTATAATGGGGAATGGGGAGATTTTAGGTCTTTTGTATTGGCTTCTTAGAAACATGGATTACCTTTGCACCGCACATGGCGTTGTGCATATCAGGATCGGGTGGCACCGGCTTGTACCGGACCACCCGTTTTTTAATCATGTCTAAGATACGGTTTGCCAATTACCCCAACTGTTACTAAACCATTTCACTCGATATTTATAAATATCTCCGCTATAATTATATAGATTCTGAATACAACAGATATTAGGTTTGCCGATTACAACTAATACACAATTACGGACATATTCTAATTTTGATTTTTGTGATAGTAAGTATATTCCGCTATAATTCATCTGATCTAATTCGTCTTGAGATTCTATTTCTTTCTGATCTCTGAACCTTAACCACGTATCATTTATCCCCAACAGTTCTCCCAGGTCGGTTTTCTTTGATATTTGTTAAGATATTGTTACTTTATTAAAACCATTTGTATCTAAATTTTCGGATTTAGAGATGGATTTAATGACAGTGTTGTTTCCTCTTGCTACCATTGATATAGGACCATCGTATATAAATATGATTTTGATTCTTATCAAACCACCTTCCGTTAAATAGTAAATGGAAAAAGAATTTTTATTGGTTCCGTTTATAACGGAAGCTCTCACTACAGAATCAATGAACAATGAAATGGAATACGATGCCATACCATAAGGTCGGAAATCCAAATTAACGACACCCATACCTCCTGATTCATTAAATGATCCTTCTATTAAAACACATGTCGTAGTAGAAGAAATGTAGGCATTAAACACAATCAATCCGCTGATTAGCCCCTTTGATGTAATACTGGCAAGCGGCAAAAGTCCTCCCAGAAGTGGATTAATCAGGTGTAGGTGTAATTATTTCACCTGTAATATTGGAAAAATCAGAAAAGTCTATTGTTAAGAAATTCGGTCTTGTTCTTCTAACTAATGATACCTTATACGAGATGGAAGAATCATCCGACTTAGGTAACACATACAATTTACTATTTGCATATTTAAAATCGCACCAATGCGCCCCCATATATTTTATTTCTATGTTTTTAGATCCAGTAGGTATTGACATCACTCTATAAAATGCAGTATTAGCTCCCGAATAGACATATATTTCTATCAACGAAGAAGAAGTATATAAACCATTAGAATCAGCTTTATAGTCAATAATCAGACCTTTTCCTCTTTCTATATCAGTTACTACAAATATTTTACTCATTAATCCATTCTTATTAGCCGTAGCTGTACCAATCAGTTCTCCCAGTTTTGATGCAAGCGACTGCATCGTCATTTTTGCCGCATCTCCGCTACTTTGTAAAACTCTTACATTTGCGGCATCCGTCACTGTCGGAAGTTCATTCTCATACACGTCATTTCCTGTTGCCGCAGCGGCGGCAAATGTTGAAGTTTCAGACAAAGCCATAACCATTCTTGTGGAAACCATATCCACCATTTCATCTACTGTCACATTTTGTTCGTTGCCGTCTTTATCCACAGCCTTGAAGCCAACTATATTTTCTAAATTCAAATCACTCATAATATCAATTTTTATAAAGTTCTTATATAAGTTTTCCACGCTTTAGAAGTGCCGCCAACCGATTTGTACAGCTTCTTCCTACCACCTTTTATCTTGTAACGGGAAAGGTTGTTCCCGTTATAGTTCACGGGATAATCCGGATTGCCTTCGTTGGCATACGCCTCCATTTCATACGGAATGGTATAATACGCTGAACTCGCAGGATGGCAGATAGGGTTTCCCTTAACCCATTCGACAAAATACCGCCAGTAGTATTTTACCCATGAGCCGATAACCTGTGCCTGACGCAGGTGTATGGTTTCGTGCGTCAGGCTTTCCTTACCCGCATAGGTCTGCATATACCTATCTATGTTCTCCTTGTTCTCGGCACGGTATATCATCCGTCCGCACCACATCATGAAACGGTATCCCTTGAAAGGATAATGCTTCATGGCAAGCAGCTCAGGAGTATCAAAATCACCCGGCTTGCTTGAGAACAGCATCTTGATTAATTGCCATAATTCTTTCATAGCGTTTCTATTTCAGATTCAAGTTCAGCGATATGGTTATCAATACACGTGCTCACCTCGCCATTGAAGTTTGCTATATCCAGTTCCACGCATCCGGCACTTGACCGGGCGCTGCTGTAGATACGGACATAGCCTCCGTTATTCAATGTTTCCTTAGCCAGCTTCAGTTTCGCCAGTTCGTCATTGATCCGGCTGGCACGTTCCAAATTCTCAATCTTCATGTTGTTCCTCCTTCTTTTTATCCAGATAATCATTCAATGAATCGGCCAGCAAGCCGGACAACATAGGGGTAGAACGTCTTATGATATCCACCTCCTCTTCGTCAAGTTCCACACCATCTACAGTCGACTTGAAGATTTTCTCCGCAAGGAGATGCGCCTTCAAACCCGCTACGTTCTTATATATCCAGTCACCGAAGGCCTCAGTGATGTTACTGGCTATAAGCTTTTCTTTTTTAATCCCATCATAAATAGGGAATTGTGCAAAATTTATTCTCATACTTTATATTTAAATTATCCGCAATAAAACATAACCCAATAATTACCCATACACTTAATGAAGCCGGATGCAAAATCCAAATCAATATAAGACACCTCCCGTCCTCCGGGAGCAGGCAGGATCCGTCCTCCTGTCAATCTTACTCCGCCGCTCATACGTTTGAAGTATATAGTATGTCCCTGAACATCCGGAGGAAGTGTCACTTCTATATTACCCGTATTAATAAACATCACATTGTCATCATTGTTATTCAGGGAAGTGCTGACAGAGATATTCCTCCAGTTGCCAACTATGCCACGAAGAGAAACATAGCTGTCATTGTTCGGATGAAGGAAAATGTTACCGCCTTCCACGAACAGGGGAATGCTCGGGGTCTTGATGTGCATCCCGATCATGGCATTCGGACTCTGTATATCAATTCCGGCATCATACTTAATCCCTTCAATAGTGACAAACTGCGTGTTTCCCCCGATTCTTACGTTTGCAAATGTCCTTTCATTATAAAATTCAATTTGCCCGGCAGACAGGTTGAAACCGACGTATTTATTTGTTTCATTTTCATAAAGGATCTTTGAGGACAATACTCCCGAAGCGATGGAGAACGGACCGATACGTCCTTTATCCGCTGTGATTGTTCCTGTAATCTCTGCATTCTTACATTTGAAATACCCGGTTACGCCATTGATAAGAAGAGTTTCACCTTCATCGTTGTGGGATTTAAGCACATTGTTTTTGAACATGAAGCCGGCTACATTCGCACCATCGGCAAACAGGGTGTCAGTAGCGATATTCACAAACTTCTGCATGGCTTCCCAGTTCGAATCCCCGTTGGCTGATGTGGGTGCAACGGTAACGGAAGCACCGTAATTCTTTACAAGGAAATTATAATAAACTCCCCCTATCAGATATATGACCTTATCCCGGTAATCCGCATTCCAGACATAAGTCTGTCCTGATGCGAATACACCTCTGTCACGGGGAAACGCCCCTGTTGCTCCTGTTGCTCCTATGGCACCATCATTAGCTACACCCACCCCTTTTTCAGCGACAAAATTATTATTCCATGCGTTCGCGTCCGATGCGGATTGATAAGCCCGGACGGCAAACTGGGTGTATCCGGCTGTCGCTGGAACGGATATCTGATTGCTTAGGGTAGCACCTACATGAGCCAGCCAGCTTCCGTTATATTTCCGTGCGACAAGATAGAACCTGTTCGTATCGCTCACATTGCCGCCTACATTCTGTTTCATGGTAACGACAAACGCTGACGGTGACGGTGTGCCTGTTGACGTGAAGTTTATCGTGCTTACCGGGCTGTCAAGCCAGTACGAAGCGGACGGTTCGACACCGGAAGTCATTTCCTGCCAGTCGGAGTTGACAGCCTTGTCCGATCTCTTCCCGGAAAGTATGTAACCGCCATCCTTCTTCCTTAGATAACGTCCACCTCTCACGCGAAGAAGCGGAAGTGGCGGATTGGATGTTTGAACCTTGCTTAAGTAAGATCCTCCGGCAAACGATACTGTACTGTTCTTGGCATACGGGGTATTGGCGGATTCCCAATGACCTGCGGCTGTGATGCTCTCACCGTCAGCACCGTCACTGCCGTCCACAACCATCGGGACAGTTTCGACATCAACCGCCTGACCGTTCACGTAGAACACGAACTTCAAGCTACTGGTAAAATTACCGGAAGCCACCCCGACACCATCACCGATGGGAACCTCGGCCGCACCGTCACGACTGTACTTTAACTCCCCGTCCGTTGTGGCCGTAGTGACTGCACCGACTGTCTTCATACGCCGACAGGATACCGAAGCTACACTGTAACCGCCGTTCTTGTTCTTGCTGACCATCGTGACCGAAGTGACAAGGCTATAAATTACCGCATCGGAACCGTCCGCCCCGCCACGGACACCGGTTATCTTGAAAGTCAGTTCACGGGTATAGAGCTGCCCGTTCTTCATTGCAGCCAGTGTGATGGTGACCGTATTCTGTTCCGGAACCGACTTTCCGGCAGCGACGGATATCGCCACCGCTCCGGTGGCCTTGCTTGTGCTTGCCGTGAAACCGGCAGGCGTGCTGACTGTCAAAGATTCAAGGGTGAGTTTCTCGGTACCGTACCACATGGACACATGGGTAGTCCATGACTGTGCGGAAGTAGTAACGCCGGTACTGGTAAGAGCGACGCTCACCATCTCATTGTCAAGGTCGGCCATGATATTCGACTCCCCGTCCTTACTCCAACGGTGCACAGGGGCCGGAGTGCTCCATTCACTCCATACTCCATCACGCTTCACACGTTTGCACGCCCATTCCACCTGATGGTCGGCATCCACGCCAAGAAAATCATCTGTCCAGCCTTCCGGTATATAATCATCCTGCTGTTTCGATTCCGGCTTGTCAGGGGTAAGGCCGATGATGTTGGTACGGGTGTAGATCCACTCGTAACCTTTGCCGTCCTTACCGTCAGTCCCGTCTTTGACCATGACCATCCACAAACCATTCCGGTATATGTAAGTACAATGGTCAGCCGTATTTCGGTAGCTGTTACCCTCCTTGGGATTGGATGGATGGGATGCAAATTCACCAAGGAAGGTGATGCTTTCGCCTTTCAGCTCACGCCCGTCCAGAAGCATCTCCCAGTCTTCATGCACGGTCCAGTCGGCTGACTTCCCGGCAAGGATATAACCGCCATCCTTTTTGCGACGATAACTGCCGTTCCTGAACCTTGCGATCCTGATGGGAGGATTGGATGTTTTCACCTTGGAGATAAAAACACAGCCCGCCAAAGTGACCATGGTATTGACCTCGTATGGGGTCTTAGAGGATTCCCAATGACCGCCACCTATTACAGACAGGCCCGGATCACCCTTGTCACCTTTGGCGGCTGATACAAGCCAGTCCGGATTGTTTTCGGATGGCTCGGAAATAGTGCCCTTGTCATTGACGCACAACCATGTGGAACCGTTATGGGGCACACGGGAATAATATGCGTACTTCCTGCCCGGCTCCCAGCTAGGGAAGTCGATAGGAACGCGGACTGTGCTACCGGTAATTTCATCAATTTGAAAAATCAATCCCGTCATGATGATATCCTGCAATACCGCCGAGAACCTGTCGCAGTTGATCCCGTTGATGGTCATACCCTTCTTCTTGCCGAACCAGCTCTTCATCTGTGCCGGCTCCGGGTCCCAGGTGTTGGCATTGTCAACAAGGGTGATACAGCAGTTACCGTCACGCACGTCTATGATGATATAAGTCTGACGCTCCTTGTCGGTGAAGTTCCCCGTCTGTCCGAGACGCATCTCGTTATGGGGAACGAACTCATATCCGGGACGCGGAACCATCACGAATGTCTTCTCGTCGTAATCTGCGGAAGTGATACGGTACTGTATTTTCCGGAAACCAATAAAGTCACCGGTAGTGACGCTTTTGTCATGCCAGAAGCCTAGGAGGATATCGTCCGGCTTCTGTCCCAGCGGTACACCATCCTCCAGATCAGGGGTGACAGTATAGCTGCCGTCACTATTGGCGACAAAGCTTTTTATCTTCAGCCCTCCGCCGGGACTTATAGTATTATATCCTTCAAAATAGGTCTGACGGTTGAAACGAAGTTCTGGTACACTCAGAGAGCTGCGCAGGACCAGAGCCTCCAGCTCGGCACGGGCGTCCTCACCGATGTAACCTCCAGAAACGCCGGTAACGAAATCACCGAACTTGGCGTATTTCTTGATGACGGTTCCGCCCAACAGGGATAATAGGAAACCGGTGCGTTCCTCCGTATCCTTGCGCATGAACATGATCAGCGAGCGCAATGCGGAATACACGTTATGGTCTGTCGCAGGGGTGGAGTCGTGGCTTCCGATCACATACACACCGCTGCCACCATCGCCCGTATAGGTCTGTCCCTTTAGGGTAAGGCTCTCAACCTTTTCCTCCAGCTCCCCGATACGGGAATAGGCGGCGGTTTCCCCGACAGTATAAACAGGTGAGTCAAAGGAATAGTCAAGATTGAATTCAAATCCGATAACCCTTGACTGTCTTCCGTTCTCGAAATAAGCCTTGTTGATAAGGTTGACCTTTTGACCGATGCCATAGAAATTATGAACGCCATCCTCACGGTATGCGTCATTTGACATCATCGTGCAGCCATAGGTACTCGGGTCTATCTTGGATTTGGCAGCGTACTTTTCAGTCTTTTCCTTCAACTCCTGCTCGGCGGCACCCACAAGCCCCAGTTCGGTTATTTTCGTGCTGTCCCAGCCGGAAAGCACATATTCATCTCCATCCTGGGGAAAGAGCACATCACCGGGAAGCGGTCTGCCATAGTCCTCATTCCTGACTATCTCCCAAAGCTGTGCCTCAGGGTTCCATCCGCCATCCTCCAATTTCTCCGGCTTTCCCTCAGGATTGAACTTCACGGCGAACTCCAAACCGTTGAGAAGCCCGGATGCGAAACGTATCCTCAGCTCCTGACCGGGGAGGATATATTTCTCGGAAAAGTTAACACCCGTGTCCCTAAAGCGGTAGGCATTCCATTTTTCCTCGGTGGTTGTGCCGTCCTCATTCTCCACCTTGTCCGTCACTTCGATAGTGGTGACATCCGACATGATGCCTGTTCTTCGGGGATAGACTTCATCGAAGATAACCACCTGCTCGACGGCTTCCTCGGTAGTCATATCAGGATAAGCGTCAATGTAAGGAGTGCCTTCGGGAAGCATCAGCCTGCGCTGCACCACGCCGTTCACAACCACGGTCTCGTCAACCGGACGGTAGTCAGATGGGATATTCTTTGTTGAACCAAAAGCGTAGATACGGGTGGCATAAGTGGACCGGGATTCTGACTGTGACATTTCCTGCACGTTTTTCCCGATTTCGAAATCCACCGCATCGCCAGACTCACAACGTCCGAAATGGATGATGTTTTCAGTCACCCAACATTCGCAATCCCATTTCTTCGCCATCTCAAAACAAGCGTCAAGGATGTTGATGTTATCGTAACTCATCAACTGGGACTTGTTTTCGACTGTGGAATCAATGGAGAAAACAAAATCCTGTCCTTTGTATGTGTAACCAAGAGCTTTCAAATTTCTAAGGACTATACCGGCTTGTACGTCAAGCGGGGCGGTCAGGTTCCAGGACGCCTCCTGTCCGGTCGTCTCCGGGGTATATTTGAAGATTTTGTTTTTCCATTTCCAGTAGTAGGCGTCAAGTCTTAATTCGTAATCGTAGCCGGCGGTATTGGTGTTGAATGCGGGCTTCTGCAAGTCGCACATCTCGAACAATCCGAAGTTACATTCCACGTATGAGCCAAGTTTGAAATATATGGGATTCTCTAAGGAGAACTTTAACATGATGTAGTCCTCCTTCATCAGAGTGAACTTACGCTTGCAGCCTTCATTGATCAAAGTTGTAAGCTGGATAGCACCGGATATGTCTTTGATGTCGATTTGTTCCATGTCTTCAAAGTTCGGGGATAAAAAAAAGAGTGCCCAATTTTGAGCACTCACATACACGACAATAAAACCAATGTCGTGAATTAGCTTCTGTTTGCCGGATTTGGCTCGTTAAACTTGGCTGAAATTTTTCCGAAAGTTCGGTCTAAACTCTGTGCGTAAGTGACACTCTTGCCAGTATAAATAAGATGGTAAACCTCGCTACTATTAGCAGGAATCTGAATATCAACCACACCTTTATACAGCTCATCAAAGAAAGCTTTCTTCTTTGCTTGATAATCAGACTGAGAATTACTCTCGATAGTGAACGAAAGAGTTATTTCCCTCTCATCGACTTTAGGATTATTGATTATTACCCGTTTCCCATGTTCAAGTCGGCTTTTGTTCTCAATAAAATCCTTCATGGAAGCGGATGCCCCAATAACATCAAGAAACCCCTCTCCCATTCTCACACCCCATGTTGTATAAGCGTTTTCGCCATTAATTAATAATTCATCCATAGACTATAATTTTGCTGTATTCTTTTTAACTTCTGCTATATCTCTTTGCATCTGTTGAATAGGTTTGACGATTGCCCCTGTATTTTCTGAAATCTGTACCAATTCAAGATAAGATTGTGCTATCAAATCTCGCGTATCATCAGCGATATTCCTTGTTTCCGTATTTATGGAAAGTAGAGCATCTGCTTTTACTGTCAGTAGATTAAGTGATTGAGATTGAATAATATTCTGATTCTTTATCTCTTCTCCTGCAATCTGCAATGCTGTAAACCGCCCGTTCAACTCTTCGCCGGTATCTTGACTCATTGCCTGAAAGCCTTTGGATGAAGCTGACTGCGATGTTGATTCTTGCGAAATTTTATCATATCCGGTTGCTGCGGCAAGCTCGTCACGAAGCTTCATGGCTTCATCCACATAACCCATGTACTCATCCATCAGCTCCTTACGCTCATTATTATCAAGCGTACCATCATCTTTCATGGCTTCACCGAATTTGTCATACCATGTTCTCAGTTTGTCACTAAACTGTTCACCGATGGCATTTGACAGCATTGCCTGCATGAAATATTTGGATATGTCATCAGCAACATCCTCAGCACTCTTCTCCATGTCCATCAGACTGCTTACAAAACTGTCATACATGGAATCGAATGACATTCCGGTCAGACCCTCATAAAGATTATCGGTCAACTCCTCCAGTTTGCCGGCCTGCTCAATATAATCATCAAGTTTATCGGTTACACGTTCACCATAACCACCTTTCCCGGCATTCTGCATCTTTGTCCATATATCAACATTACTACGGAGTTTTTCCATCTCTTCAGGTGTCAGCTCCCATAATGAAGAAGTTCCGGTAAAATTCTTGTTTATGTTCTGTTGAATCCATTTCAAGTCTTCGGCAGACCATCTCATGTAGTATTGCCAGCTCTTATGTGAATTATGGTAACCTGCCTGTTCACGGGCGATATTCAGATAATTGGAGTTCTGCTCTTTCTGGTATTCATAAGCACTTCTATACGCAGCAACGGATTTCGTTCCTTTGCTTGCCTTTATCTCATCTGTCAATGATTCGATAGAAGTCTGTAACGTCTCATTACGGTCGGTAAGACGATTAATGGAATCCTGTACCTCCTTTGCATTGCCACCGATACCGAACAATTTATTGAAACCACCGAAAGTAAGTGTGTTCCACATACTCGCACCGGCTCCAAAAACGCTTGAAAAAACATTCTTGACAAATCCGTCGAAGCCTTGTTTTTCTATTCCGTCAAGCAGAGAGAACACCGTACCAACAATACCACCTATCTTACTTCCTGCCTCAGAAAACGTATCTACAAGACCAGCAGCAAGATTCCCTATTTGAGATAGAGACATTTCAGATGAACTGCCAAGCTGGGTGACGGTATCCGTTAGTGTTATCAAACTTTTTTGGGTCTTATCCGCGCTTCTGGTTACATTCGTTTCCGCATTCTGAACATTCTTCTCGGCTTTGTTTTTCTTTTTGAGAGCAGCTTCTTTCTCGGCATCCGTACCACTTTTGAGAGATTTGTTATACTCATCCTGCGCTTGCTTAAGTTCGTCTTGAGCAATGCGCAAAGCATCCAGTTGCTCCGGCAAATCTCCAAGCAAACCGCCTTTGTCGATGATGGTACTCTGAATATTATTCAATGCTTCGTCAATCACTTTTTTCTGGTCGACAGCCATGTTCTTATACTCATCGGAGTTTTTGAAAGTCTTTAGCTGTTGTTTTACCTGTTCAAGTGATTTTTTGGAAACCTTGTTCAAATCACCGAAGATAAGTTCCCAGTTGATTTCTTGTTTGAGCTTATCCATATCCACAGAAGACAATGCTTCTTCCATTTCCTTTTGGAGAAGCTTCTTACCGCCTTCGGTAGTGGCTTTGGTCATCTTGTCGTTATACTCTTTCGTTATGGCCTCCTTTTTCTGTTGGAACGTCCCGTATTCTTTCAGATAGCGGTTCATGGCTTCGAGTTCCTCTTTGTTAACATCGGAGATTGACTTGTCACGCTTGTTTTCTGCCTGCGAATACGAAAGGGATATTTGTACAGACTGCTCCTTTGTCAGCTTGCCACCATTAGCCTTGCTCCATTCCTGTTCTTGCTTACGGATGGCATCCAGTTCTTTCTGATAGTCCAAGTCAATCTGAGCCAGCTTCTTTTCAGTACCATCCTCCATGAGGCTGATTTCATCCTGCTGGTTCTTACGGCGGAGGGAAAGAAGTTGTTCGCTTATCTTCTCTTGCTGCTTTAACTTTTTGCCGGCTTCCTTCTGTATCTTTTCCTCTTTTTCGTAGGCTTTCAGATGTTTCTCGGCTTCCTTGATTTTCTTCTTGCTTTCTTGGAAGATATTCTTGTCTTCGGAGTCAATCCCCTTGAAATCGCCTGTATTCATCTTCTTTCGCTTAACAGAATCAATCGCGTCAAGAGCGGCCTGCGCATCCTTTTTCTGCTTCTCCCAATAGGTTTTATTCTTTACCTTCTCTTCTTTCTTCCCTGTACCTGCGGATGACTCACTTTCAAGTTGCTGTAGCTTCTTGTCGTACAGCTCTCTTTCTTTCTTGAGGTTATTGAGCGTGTTCATGATGGCTTGTGTAGCTTGCCCAGCCCCTTGTCTGTTTGCCTCCTTTAATCCATTCTTATACTTCGCTATATCTCTGTCCAGCATGGTGATTTTTTTCTTCGTGCCGATACGCTCGTTTCGCAGTTCCTCTTCGTTGATTTTTTTCCTGTACTCTGCTATGTTCTTCAACAAGAATGATTCCTTGTCATATTGGGGAAGCAGTTTTTTGTATGCATCCTTTAGCGATTCAATGGCAATCTTTCTCTCATCCGTAGTCCTTTTCTCATCAGATGCAATCTTGATATACTCATTAACATTTCTGTTTCGCTCTTCTCTCGCCTGCTTTGATGCTTCCTCTGCTTTATTGAATCGTTCTGTTGCTTCTGTGCATTTATCCTGGCTATCTGCCCATTTAAGCATATAGACACTGGAAGCAAGAGCCGCCGCACCTACCAGGGCGTATGGATTCAGCATAAGCACCTTATTCAGCTTGGCTACGCTTCCCGTCATTAGGTCTGTCACCATCTTCATGGCCGTAACCCCCTTGATAGAAGCCAACCGATTGGCAGCTTGAATTTTCTCCAAGGCGATATTTGCCATGAGAGCAGTCTTGTAAGCACCATAGGTGATAATAAGCCCTTCGATAACCATTCCCACCTTTTCGTAGTTTTCTACCAAGCTTTTGGCCGCAGAAATAGCAGTATAGAAAACACCTTCACCTTTCTTACCCATTTCGTTGAGCATGGAGTCCCAGGCATCACCCAGGTTGCTGATTTGCCCCGTGAGTGATTTTGATTGTTCCTGCATCAGATTGAAGTACATACCGCCTTCTTTGGTCATGTTCTGGAAGGCTTGTTCCACCTCCTTGAAGCCAACCTTGCCTTGTGATACTAAATCTGATACTTCATCCTTGGTTACACCCATTACTTTAGCCAATTCCTCATAGATAGGAATACCACGGCCAGCGAACTGACGAATATCTACGGCATAAGCTCTTCCTTGCGTCCTGAGTGTGCCATACAGATAGGCTATGTCTCCAAGCTGAGCACCTACACCGGCCGCCACATTGCCGAGCATCACCAATTCCTTACCTACACTTTCCGCAGAGGAACCATAAGCCAGCATCTGCTTGGCCGAAGAAGCCACACCTTGCAGGTCAAAAGGAGTCTTGGCTGCAATATCAACCAGTTCAGCCATCAGCTTGTCCGCCTTCTCCTTGCTCTTGAGCATAGTACCGAAAGCTATTTCAAGCTGTTGGAATTCGCCACGTACATTCATCATCTCTGAAACGAAAGATTTCAGAGCCGCCGCACCGCCGATGGCGCCAATGACTTTTCCCCAAGACATAGCAAGGCTTTCATTGGTCTCGTTTACTTCCTCGCCATTTTCTTTGTATAGTTCGTATTCGTCACGCAGTTTCTTTACGTTAAGCCGTGCGCCAGCCTGCTGTTGGGTAAGGTCGAACAAAACCGATTTCTGCTCACTAAGTCTTGCATTGACAGACTTGACTTTGATGCCCAATCCGGTAACATCGCCATCGGCTTTCAGCGCTTCCTTGTATTTGTCTTTTAATCCTGCTAACTCATTTTTCAATTGTTGGATAGTTCCACGTTGAAATGTTATTTTTTCCGACAATCCATTCACGACCTGAGAAGCATCGAAGATTTTCCTTTTGAATCCCGTTTCCATCTCTGCTCCAGCTTTGGCTGCATTAGTCACCAACTCATCCAATTTTTGGTTGGATGCAGCAAGTTGGGTATTCAAAGCCTTGAAAACAGCAGGAGACTGCGTGCCATCCATGCTCATTAACTCCTGCTTTAATTTTGCAATTTCATTACGAAGTCTTACAACTTCTTCCCAGTCACTACCTACCTTAAAATATAATTTCGCCATATCTATTTCTTTTTCCTACGATTAGCCAATTCCTTACCACTGATTCTATTCACCTTCTGACCACCATATACTGCGCGTAATTTATCCCGTTGCATCATCAGCAGATTCCGATAAGGGATAATCTCAAACACTTCTGTATAACTCAGATGCAGCGTGTCAATCAAATGGGCTATCTGCCCGAAGAACGTTGTGTTTCCTACTGTTTCGGTCTTGCTGCCAGCATCGACACGTTCCTCATCGAGCTGACACACTGAAAAGCCGAAATATCCATCATAGAGAAACAGACTTCCAAGGCATCTTTGACTTCTTCAAAAGTGCCGTTCTCCAATTCTTTGACCAAACTATCATTCCCGCAGATGAAGCATGAAATACCTTTCAGCATATCTTCAGTAGCTTTAGGAAGCTCTTTAATAGCCTCCATGATATTATCTCCTCGCAGGGCGATATTGGAAAAATGATGAATGGCACGACAGATAACTTTAATTGTAGGCGGTTTGATGGTATAAACGATTCCACCTATCCCTACATTTTTAAAATCCAGCCCTAATAGGGCATCAGAAACCGTTTTTGCTGCTTGATTATTCATAACATTAAATTAAAAAGGCGGTGAGCAACCACCCACCGCCATCTGAAAACAATCCTTTTACTGAAAAATTATCAACCTTCCGGCACTACAACTTCCGATTCGTCAAACCACTTTTCGGAAGCCAATCCATCTACACCTGTGGAAAGGGGAACGGCCGAAACAGCCAATCCGACAGCCTTATCGGTATTAGAGCCACGGGCATTGATAGCCGCTTTCGGAAACACAACATAAACTCCGTCTTTGGTTTTACCAATCACACATTTATGAATAGGCTTATACTTGCCTCTTTCCCAATTCTTTTCTGTGGCTTTACCACCTTGTAAATCAGCCTTTGTAGCATAATCATACTCACCAATGGTGAAGTTGATTTTCACCTCACCCGGTTCAGACGTTTCCCGGTAGTACTCACCAGTCAAAGCGTTTTTGTAACGAGTTACACTTGCCTCTGCTTCTTCGTATTGATACGTGTCACCATGCACATTCTTGACCCGCTTCGTTGCTGCGTTTTTCAAGATGGTGGCTACTTCTGCGCCTGTTAATCCGGCAGCTGGAGTAGTAACCGTTTTAATCGGTTCTGCATAATACAGTTCGTCAATTTCTACTGCTGTAATCATATCATTTTACATTTAATACATTAAACAAAATTCTCACATTCACATAATGACACTTCAAAGCTGTGTCCGCTTCTGTACCGATAGAATCAATAGAGTAACGATATGTCATACCATCATAGGTGCTTACTACATCATCAAACAGCTTGCCAGCCTTTCTTTCAAGTTCGTTAAGCCGGATTGTGTTCGCTTCATTCTCGCTTAAATTGGGTACACATAGATTCACTTCTGCGAAAGATTTCTTCCAATAAGTTCCCGGCTGTTGTTTCTTCGTGTGGATGACAATCCTTTCGGACTTCAATTCACCCGTCAGCGTTTCTCCTGCTGGTACTATGTCTATTCCGAAAATCTTGCAGTCCCGGTAGAGGATGTTTCCTATGTCGGTGGTTACTATCATCGTTCAAATCTATCTTTCAATCTTTTTTCTGTCCTTATCGCTGCACTTCCTGCAACTTCAAATCCTTTGGATTCCACGAATGAAGCATAATCAGCTTCGTTTTTCAGAATTAAGCCATCTTCATTAACCTCATAATCATTCGATTCTCTCAAATGTTTTGTGTGGTCTTGATAGTTTCCGGTAGCTTTTGCATCTTCAACAAATGCCTCTCCCTCTTCTTTCATGCCAGCAACGACTTCGCTTGTTCCGTCCTCAAAGAACTGGTCAACATCCGAAAAGTCTGCATCTATTCCAACCATATTACTCTATAGGAAAAATAGTTTGTTTCCAAAGGGCTTTTAGCAACTCCTTCACCTCTTATGCTTCCATCGGCATTCAAACAACGAACCTCTGCACCTGCTTCAACCTTTGACGGCTTGTCAAAGACTACCTTGTACTTGAAATCATACAAAGCACCATTGATAGATACTTTCTTTTCCGCACTCACATCATCACAACGGCATCTGCATATATCCTGCCAGCTCTCACCACCTGTGCCGGGAATAGGTCTGCCGAACTCATCCTTATCCATCGGGGTGATAACCTTAACCTGCAATATGTGGGGAGCGAATATCATAAGAAAGTCACTTTAGGTTTGTTACTCAGTTCGTCTTTCAAACCGTACTGTTTGCACAGCCATGAGTACAATTTCATTAGGCTATCAACATAATTAGACCAAGACACAGAAAATCCGCTTTCGCTGACCGAAGATGGATTTTGTATCATCCACGGAATTTGCTTTGCACAAGCGACCTCTAATCTTGCCCGATTTTCCTCGGCAAAAGGTTCTTCACCATCCAATCCCGTTCTTGAAAGTATATTTTCAACTACAAGATTAGACGGGGTGTTCTTATCAAATACGCTTAATACAAACTCCTTGTTACTCATGGCTGATATCATTCAATATGGTGTAATCAGTTTACTATATGCGGTATAGCTATAATGCGTACAATGTTTAGATTTATAGATGTATCTGAACGGACATTTGGGAACATTAATTCGTACCCCTTGAATAGCCATTCCCTCTTTTATCGAACACATCATAGCCGGGTTATTTGCAACCAAAAACATGGGATGCGTCATGGTCAGTACAACACAATCAGCCGGAACCGTTTCCAAAGTGATAAACTGAATATCCGGCAGACCAACATCAACCGATGGATTCACGTATTCACACTTAGGAGATTCCACACTTGATGCCTGCACGCTCAACGAAACCAAAGACATCATTAAAAAACCACACATGGCAAAAATAAAATTCTTCATTCCTTTTCTGATTTATAAAATTAGACAATGGAAGAGTAGAAGCACTACCCTATCCTTTTACTCGATACCTAATGCTTCTTTCAGTTTGGCTGTTGATTCTTCATCCAGTTCTGCAACCTTAGCCAAAAGAGTTTCCTCTTTCATATTGCCGGAAGCCTGCGCACCGATAGACTTCAAAGCATCAATCAAAGCCTTCTTCTCAAACTCCTTTTCAAAGAGGGAAATTTTCACCTCTTTCTTTTCTTCAGGGGCTTTCACTTCGGGATTTTTTACCTCAATCCGTTCAGCGAGTCTGCGGCTTTCCATATCCAGCACACGGGCTTCCTCACCGACTTCAATCACTTCACCGGGAGTATAATACTTTCCGGTGAACTTGTCGCGGAAAACTGATATAACCTTTACTTTCATATCCTACCCCCTTATGCTGATTGAATGGATGCAATTTCGCTCAAATCGAAATTGGTAATCAAATCTGGATTGGAAATCTGCGGAATCCACTCTGCCGTATATTCCATGTAGCGACCGTTTTTGTCACGGTAGTTGGAGATAAGCATCTGCCCCTCTGACGGGATATAAGTACGTCCTTGTACTGGGTCTGTCGCTTCATACGGGGTATGATGGCGCATATAACCAATGTTGTCAGAAGGTAACAGAGTAATACGGTTATCCGCGTAAATCTGCACATTCTTTCCCGTCTGGTCTTTCACGTAGTCCTCCTTGATTTCAATACGCGGCAAACCGATGCCGGTGAACACTTCGGAAGCCAAAGAAGAGGAAACCAATCCCGTACTCAACTTCATTTCGTTGCTGCCGAGAATCATCTTGTACTGCTCACCAAATTCAGATGAACCAAGAATAAGCTTGTTGAAAGATGCACGAGTCATAACCATCTTGGCATAAACGCCATAGTCCGGTGCCAAGGAATGAAGTTTCTCTCTCAAATAAGAGATAAACATATTCTTTCCGTCCACAACCACATCTCCACTTTTCGGCTTGATAAAATTGAACGGAAGGGTAATCTCCAGCAGTTTATTATTGGTCTGACCGGAAGTGATTGCAGCGTCTTTGTTGTAAACGGTGGCTTCACCAAGCATCAACAGCGCACCGACAATAATATCCATACGCTTGTGGGCGGCAAGGGTAATCTGACGGTAGTCGTCTGCCAGGAAGTTTACAATCTCTTCCATTGCAGCCTTTTGGTCGGCTGGCTTAGCGGCATTGAACTTGTCAATCAAATCCTGCAATTCAGAAAGACGGTCAATAGACATCTGATAAGCATCACCCAAATAGGCAATCTCACCATATCCGGAACCGATGTTCCGACGTTCACGGATGGGTTTCTCTCCAAAACGCGAATTGATGGAGCCGGCCATAACTCCGGTTACAGAACCGATATAATCCTTGAACACACGAGTAGTCACTCTGCGGAAAGTAAGATACTGCTGCCAATAGATTGTGTCCTTGCGTGTCTGGTTCACACGTCTGATGATAGCGGAAACAATATTCGCATCATCGAATAATGTTTGAATCGTTAAAAACATATCCTACCTCCTTACTCGTTAAATTCAAACCATCCCTTCATGTTGGCTTTATCGTTCTCGGAGAACGGCATAACCAATTTTGAGGGTTCAATTTCTGCGGCTGTACGAAGCAATGAAACCAATGTGATTCCGTCCTCAACCTTTGTACGGTTAAACAGAGCCGAATTAGCCACATGCTTTTGCTTTAAACCATCAACTGCAACCGCATTGAATAATACGGCATCTTTGGCGATATTCTCACCAAAAGCAGCCTTGATAGTCAATACATCATAACCGGCATTAGACTTATCAATTGCCGTTACTTCTGCACCTTTCTTGCCACTTCCGACAAACATACCCACATAAGCCAAAGAGTTCTTGGCTACTTTGATAGACAAAGCCTCTTCACCAGTGGTATAGGCTTCCACAACTCTCACATTGATTACCGCATAAGCGAACTTGTTTTTCAAGTCCGCACAAATCGGTGTAAATCCGGGAAGAAAACTTCCCACTACCAGGTTCTGCGTGTCGAGTTTGAACGGGCCACGTCTACGAATACCGGTCTGGACATCGTAGCGTTCCTCTTGCTCAACGGGCGGAACTAAATCATACTTAAATCCTGCTGACATAATTAATTCTTGTTTTGTTCAACAATAGTTTTCGTTCCCTCGTCAATCATCTTAGCGATAGATTCAGATTCTTTCTCAATCTTCTCTTCTGCCGTTTCGGGAGGGGTTACGCCCTTGAAGCCGTCATTTGCGAACTCCTGCTTCAAGTCCTTGAAATATGCGTCCAAGTCCTCATCGTCCTTGATGGCGCATCGTTTGGCGTAGTTTTCGGGAATACCATACTCCTTTGCCTTTGCCATAATCTGCTCCTGCCGGGTAGCTTGTAACTTCTCTGTCTCGAATTGAGCGAGCTTATCAGAAAGAGGTTTAACGGCTGCACTCACTGCGTTAGCAATAATAGCCGCCATGTCGTCCGTCTTATCTTCCAGCTTCGGATTAGGGTTAGGATTGGGATTAGGATTCTCAATTGACTTACCGTCTTTAAGGTTATGTTTCTTCTCGTAGTTGGAAACTGCGGTCTTGGAAGCATCCCCGGCACGGAAATCACCATAGGAATTTAGCACGTCCGAGAAGCTGATACCCTCAACAATGGAGTTTACCTTTGTCTCGTCCGTTACACCCTCTGCCTTCTTAGTGGCAATTCGGGTTAAGATAGCAGTGTCCACCCCAGTAAACTTCTGTTGCAGCCCTGCCAAGATTTGTTCTAAGATTGTCATACCGTATGAATTTGATTTATAAATTTCTACGGTAAATTTCGGCATTAATAAGCTATGTGAAAAATTATCAGATAGGTGATACACGACAATGAAACGATTGTCGTAAAATGGTATAAAAAAGGCGTGAAACCGAATGGAATCACGCCTAAATAAAGTATTGTAACTTATGCCGGTACAGCCATTAATTCACGCCCTACTGAACGTATTGTTTCTATAATATCTTCAAAACGTTTCTTAGACGGCTTCTTTGTTCCGCTTACATATTGAGCAAACAAACTCTGAGAAATACCTAAACGTCGTGCTATGGCAGCAGCATTCAATTCAGGATGAGCTATAAATAAATCATAAAGAGGATTAGATTTCCTTTCCCGAAAGAATCCCTCAAAACTCAAATCTTCATCAAGCTCTCTCCAATGTATTCCGTCATGGCTCGTTGTGAAATTTGCGCGCTGCGCAGGAGTAGCCCATTTCAGCCTTTGGAAATCTGAAAACTTCTCACATGCCTCCTTCCCGTCAGTGGTACGTATCCATACCTCCGTATCAGTCAACCATACCTTTTCAACTATGATATTTTCCATAACCACTTATTTTGATTTATTAAAAAATTTATTCCAATGCTCTGCTATTACTTCTTGATTTTCTTCTATAACTGATTCTACAAGTTTCAGTTCAGATGACTTCAAGCCATTATTTTTGATTAATGTAACTGGAAATAAAGTGAATTTAGCACTTACATCCCCTTTGATTACATGAACATGTATAGGCTCATGGTCATTAGCGTAAAACATAAAACGAAAACCAAATAAAATAAATATCGTTGGCATACCTTTCTCTATTGATTACCCTACAAATATAGGTAATTATTTAATTACCTACAACTATTCAAGCAAAAAATTAGCGGCAATTCTTTGATGTTGCCGCAAAATATTCTATTTTTCTTGTACTAAAATTATAATCCCTATAATTTTTCTGACTAAGAGGCGTTTTTCTGTCCCTTATTTCCGATTTGCTCATTCTTTGCCGCTTGCTCCTCCTTGATTTCTGCAAGCTCCTCTTCTATGCGACTTATGGTATAGGCTTTTGTCCTGCGCTTGTCAGTTTTTGATTTAATGCAGCTTTCATCTTAGCAGCTTTAGCAGCTTGAACAAAATACAAATCAAAAAGAAGCTCCAAAACGTCCAATAAGAACTCTGCTTCATTAGGTTCTACATCTAATATTTCACCAGAAGCTTGGTCTTCCATTCCATGAGCAGCAATATTCCCAAAACCACGTATTATTTCCAAGTTGTCGCTTATGTATGATGGGAGTTTATTAGTTGCTATTAGCTTATCAATCTCCGTTTTGAGATTTCGTTCTTTAATACCTTCTTTCAGACGGATTATATTCTGTAAGCATCTACGACTTAAGGCTGCACTTGCTTTGGGGCTAAATGGAAGTACCAAACAGGCTTCATTATAATCTTCAGCAAACTTAGATTCAACTTCAGGAGCAGCAGGCATTCTACCGCTTCCTACAGGGAATAGTTGTTTAAAATTGCAGGAATGTTGTTCTTTTATAGATATTGTACCGTCATGGTATTGATTAGCATTGTTTGCCTGTCCCAAAAGTACAATAGGCTTATCACATTCACTATTTGGACATCTCATATAGAATAGACTATAAAAAATATTTCCATATTTTCCTATGTATTTTTCTGAGAAATCTACATTTACTTCTACCTGACAATGTGGACATTTCATATCTTTAATATTTAATTTGTTACAATTTTCCAACTAAATTCTTCACATCCTCCGCAGACTTCACCTCATGTACGGTATCACCTACTTTTACGAAGCCTACTATATCTCCGGTGTTTGACTTCTCAAATAGTTCAGTTACTGGGACACCCAAAGCATCGGCGATTTTTTCCAATGTACCAATAGTGGGGTTGCCATTAATTGCTTTTGATAGCCCAACTCGTGACAAGCCTATTTTTTCAGCTAGTTCAGTTTGATTGATTCCTGCCTCTTTACATAGTTCTAAAATTCTAAATCTCATATATGTATATATTTAGTTTACTCTCATTATTTATGGCAAAGTTACTCAAAGTTTTCATATTAGCTAAATAAGACAACTAAAAGTATTCTTTTTATAGTTTATTAACTATATCTATTTTGCTAATTGAATACTTATAGTTTGCTTTGTAACATCAAAATGATAACTAAAAGTATAATTTAAAACATATAAGAGTATGAGCACAAAATTTAGAAGTCAGATGAAAGAAGTAATGCAAATGGCATGGTCTTTTGTTCGCAAGAACGGTCATTCAATGAGTGAAGCGTTAAAATGCGCATGGGCTAATTTTAAGCTGAAAGCAGTTTTGAAAGTGAAGATAGTAGAGTTTTACTTCAAAAAGACTGACGGCACGTTACGTCAAGCCTTTGGCACTCTCAAAGAGAATCTTATCGGTGAGATAAAGGGTACTGGCAGAAAGCCGAATGACAATCTGCAAGTGTACTGGGACACTGAAAAAGAAGAGTATAGATGTTTCAAGAAGTGCAACCTTATAAAGATAGCTTGATTATGAGAAAAGACCCCTATGGCAACTATATAACCTGCTTAACAGGTAAGCAGTTCTGCCAATTAAGAAGTATATCTGAAAAGGTGCAACCATATCTACCATTTACAGAAGTGGCATTTCTTGAGCTGATAAAAATAGCTTCTGCAATAATATTTAATAAAGGATTTAACAACTCTCATTTATCGGTACGAAACGGATTGGTGCGTTTTAAAAACAAGTTCTACATGAATGGCTTAAAGATAAATACACATTGTTTGACAGATGAACAATACAAATATTTATGGCAATTTGATACGCCACGTATGGACGCTTTCATGACAAAGTATAAACCAATAGAACGTGATGTTTTTGTAATGACATTCAGAGCTTGTAAACGCTATATGATTACAGGCATGACTAAAGAATCAGAAGATACGCTAATTGAAAGGCTTATTTCAATATCAAATCTTATGAGATAACACGATTATCCAAAGGCAGTCTTTGCACGACTTTAAAGGCTGCCTTTATTATTCACTCTTAAATGAAATAAGTATGGACGAAATTTGGAAAGACATTGAAGGGTACGAAGACGATTATCAAGTATCAAATTTAGGTAGGGTAAAATCCTTGCCAAAGAAATGCTGGAACGGTAAAGGATATTGGTTTAGAGATGGACGCATTTTAATACCCATAAAAAGCAAAAAGGGGTATTTGAATGTATGGTGCAGAAAGCGCATATTTAAAGTTCATCGCTTGGTCGCAAATGCTTTTATACCTAATCCGCAAAACCTACCACAAGTAAACCACATAGACGGTGATAAAACCAATAATTGCGTTACTAATCTTGAATGGGTTACTGATGGTGAAAACTTACTACACGCATATAGGGTTCTTGGTAGAAAGCAAAAGACTGGCAAAAACCACCATAATTCACGAGCTGTTCTACAATTAAAAGACGGCAAAATGATGGTATTGGCGCAGACGGGTAACTTTACGGATGAGGATAGACAGACGTACATCCTTATCGATACGGTGGGCGGCAACAACTGCATCACTTTCTTTGACCACGCCAATACATGGGATGTCGAGCCGGCACAAGAGATGTCGTGGATTGGCAAGAAGAAAGGCCGTACCGTACATGGCATTCCGGCCGACAACTACTCGGCTGTTTTTCGCCACGTCATCATGTCCGGCAAGATATTCCAGGTGGATGACATCACCGGCGAGGCTTTCCGGGTACCGCTATTTAAAGGTACGTGGAAAAAGGGTGAGAAGTATGCCTATTATGATGAGGTGACGCATAACGGCAGCTCATGGATATGTGTCAATGAGAAAGGCACGTCTACAGAACCGGCAGACGGCAATGCCGACTGGCTGAAATATGCGGCCAAGGGGGACAAGGGAGATGTGGGTACCGGTATCACCAACTGCGGAGACTGGCAGACCGGAAAGCATATACCTTACATGGGTATTACCAAGATGGCCGGACGTGTGTTTTTATGTGTCGCTCCTGATGGTACCGACAATCCTCCGATGTGGACTCAGACGACCAATGAGGGAAGACGCATCCTGCAGACGCAGAACGGTGGAAAGAGCTACGGATATACCATTACCGGGGACTTGAATACGGCCGAGTATGAGCTGCTGGTGGAGAACGGCCAGGACGGGCGTGACGGTAGGGATTATGAGTGGATATTCAAGCATACGACAGAGAATATCGCTCCGGCAACCCCTGCCACCTCGCAGGTGGATGACTATGTTCCGTCCGGCTGGCACGATGACCCGATTGGTGTCAGCGAGAGCCTGCCATACGAGTGGGCTTGCTGCCGCACGAAGAAGGACGGTGTATGGAGTGCGTTTTCACCGGCAGCCATCTGGGCCAAGTGGGGCTTTGACGGTGAGTCGGCCATTGTAGCCGATTTCGACAACGAGATGGAGAGCATTGCCTTGACATACGAAGGAAAGACTGTTTCGCAGTCCGTGCTCAATACAACCGTCGGCATGTGGTATGGTACGAAGAAACTACAGCTCAAGTCCATCTCATGCGTGACCCCGGCAGGTGTCACGGAGAGCTACAATGTCAATACGGGTGTGATAGCGTTTACCGTGGCTTCCGGAATTTCGATGCCTGCACGCTCAGAGGTCAGGATAACCGTTACGGCTACGGTACAGGATACGGATATAAGCCGTGAGCTGGTGTTCACCATTGCCGGTGTACGTGCCGGTAATCCGGGCAGTGATGCGATACTCTATAGGCTGGTGCCTTCCGTATCTTCAGTAAGCAAGCGGAAGGATGGTACCTACAGTGTGGCAAGCGTGTCATGCACACGCACCAAGTCTGTAGGCGGTACCACTTCCATCACGACTGACGGTGTGCTGAAATACAGTAAGGACGGTGGTTCGGAGGTCGAGATACAGAACGGCACGGCCATTTCCCCGAAGAACTTCACGACGCAGCTGCAGTTCGTGTTCTACGTGGGTGGGCAGGTCGTGGACCGGGAAACTATACCCATGGTTGTGGACGGCAACGACGGTAATCCAGGAAAACCTGGCGGTGACGGCGAATCCGTCAAGGCTGGCGGTGAGTGGCGCACGGCTAATACTCCATACAAAAAGCTCACCATCTGTACGATGGGGAGTCGCTCCTGGCTCTCAAAGGTTGACACTTCGAATCCACCTCTATGGACTCAGACAACTCATGACGGGAGGCGAATCACTCAGACCCAGAACGGCGGCAAGTCCTACGGTTATATTATTACCGAAGAAGTGAACACCGACGAATGGGAACAACTGACATCAGACGGCGGCATGGTCTATCTCATCAGTACATGCAGCAATATCCGGGTGAGCAATGCCGGTTCGCTTGTTCCTTCAGCTTTCCGCGTCTATGCCAAGCGGACGCTTGGTAGCGCCACATTGACTTATCCGGACGGATATCTGACCGCACGGGGGTACAGCAACGGGATATGGAGCGCCATCGCAGGGCCTTCGAGGGCTTCCGAGATTACGGTCAACGCTTCTGCAGGGTATTCAACGTTTTCAGTCCGCTGTTACCAGAGCCAGGCTGACGCTTCGGCATGGAATGACAGTTTCATTGCGGAGATATCAGTGGGTGTCAGCTATGACGGAGCAAGCGGACGAGACGCCAGCGAGCCGCGTCCGAGAGGTTTTTTCGCCAAAGGTAACACGTATGTGTGGAATGAAGATTACCATGACATCGTACTGGCCACATTTAACAATCGCACCATTCCGTTCAGGGTACGGGCATACGGTACGTCGGTCACTGTCGCACCTACCTCGATAGACGGTGATGCTAATTGGGAGGCGGCACAGCAGTATATGTTTGTAGCCATGGACCTGGCCTTAGCAAGAAAGATACGTTCCGATGAAATCTATGTGGATGATTTGGTGGTACAGAATGTACTGGCAAGGGATAAAACCGGTAAAGCCATGTGCCAGATTGACGGGGAGAATGGTGGCATTGGGTTCCTGGCCGGAGGCAATATCCGATGGGATGCCAATGGTAATGTGTTCCAGGACGCCTCAATTTTCCGAAAGCTGAAACTTCTGGAGTCGAAATCCGATTCGTATGAATACTACCTGGATTTCAATACCGGGTTGAACTTTGAAATATCCCGGATATACTCACTTCCAACGCAAGAGGAAACAATATACCTGCCGAATGCGGCAGACTATGAAGGTGGAGAGTGCATGCTGTATAATGGAGGAATCTATACCCGTCTTACAGCACCTGCAAGCATAAAAGTCGCAGGTGGAGGCAGCTTTATCATAGACGGAGAATACTATTCTAAAATAGTTGTCCCGTCGCTTTCCCTTGCTCAATTCAAGGCCGTAGCGACATACTCTGATGGCGTAAAGGATGGGGTGAAATGGGTTCTAATATCAGGAAAAGCGGAATCGAGAACTTAAAATATCAGTGTTATGAAAGTTTTTTATGAAAGCAAGTTAGCAAAATGGCTGCTGTGGCAGGGCTACAACACCATCACATTGGGATGCTTCGTCTTCACCAAGAAAAGCAAGGAGGAGATGAAGCAGAGTGCACTTAACCATGAGGCGATTCATGTGCGCCAATGGGAAGAATGTATGATTGCATCGGCTGTGCTGCTGACGGTAATCATGCTGTTTACCGGATTCAACTTATGGGTATATCTACTTTGCCCGTTGTGGTTCTACCTTCAGTATGGGTTGGAGTATGCGATTTCATACGTTTATCACTTATGCCGTAACCGATGCTGGGTGAATGTGGGTGATAAGGCTTACGGAAATTCAGCGTTTGAAATGGAAGCGGAAGCTAACGAAGAGGTAGACGGTTATCTTGATGTGAGAACTCCTTTTGAGTTCTTCAGATACTACGGGAAAATTTGATTTATAATTTACAAAACGAGAATAAAAACAAAATGTTAAATCGAGTATAATTTCCATCCGGAAATTATGCCCCTTAAATGTATTAAGTATGGCAGATGATATTAAGGAAAATGCGATGAGTGGTGGAACTCCGGCACGGTTACGTGGGCTGGCGGCAAACGGCAACAGTATATCACCGACATTGGAAGAGGTAATGAATGAGATGGGAATACACACCTATAGCTTTACATTGGCGGCAAAAGAGGAAAAAGACCTTGGCGACTTGGGGTACGGTATGTATTTGCTTGCATCCCCCAACAATGCAGCAACTGCTATATTTGCTTTTGGTTCCTATTCAAAAGGTTTTGTGTCAGATGCAGGTTCAAATTTTTACTGTGATTATACAGATGGGACTAAAGGTGTTGCTTTCGGTCGAAAAACGACAAATGGTAGCTTTTTTATCAAAAACAACAGAAGCACTGACACATGAGGATGTAAATTAAACTGTGTCAGCAAGGAATAAAGTATTAACTTTGCTAACACAGTTTTTTTTATGAAAGAAGAATTTG